AAGCGCATATAGGTAGTAGAGTGCGCTTAACCCTATAACAATTCATTTTCCTTTCGTTAAACAGAAAGGTTGTTGCTTCGCATTGCAACGATTAATTCGCACTCTTCCAGCTTTTCGAGATTCACTCTTGAAAAATTATACTAGAGGTACACAAATGTCTAAGAATTTTTCTGTTACATTATCAGATGAAAATTGTGCACACTCAGAGGATTGCGGTTGTGTTATAAAGGTCGTTGGGGTTAGTCCTATGTTTAGAGGACTAGTAGTAGAAGGTACGGAAGGAAGTACTACTGAAAGAATGCTATATTGTGCTGATCGTATTGAAGCTTTTCTTTCAGGTCATTACTCCAATAAGGATAACATGATGTCTGAGCAAAATTATTTTAAGACTCTTATCCCGGCCGGATCTAACATGACTCTAATAAATCCACCTATTAATGCCGCTCCTTTGAGTTGGCCAAATTCTACTGGACTTTTTAGTTTACATCCATTAGTTGATAAAGCGTTAAGGTTATCTGATTATCGCTTCCTTGAAAATTTCTTCAAAAGGAAAGACAAACCACGTATTGATATATCTTGGTCTTTTCTAGAAAAAGAAGTTTGGAATAAAGATAAGCCTTCTAGCCTTTTGGCACAAGGAGTTCGTCTTTATTCAGCTTATCACTGGAGTTGTGGTCATACTAATGGTCGACCACATGTCATTTCAGCAGCTTCTGATTTGTATCCCTATAAAATGGGTAAAGCAGCTGCTCAAGTGGCTCGAGTTCCTCCAGGTCCAGCTTTTGCTGAAGCTATGAAACATACACCATCAACTTTAGATCATATGTATCGTATGCTTGATATAAATTTGGATTGCCCTACCCATGTTCCTTTTACATTAGGTCCATTGAACAAAATGTATATGGGTGCCTCAGCAGGTAAAGATGGATATGTTAGTTATGAAATACCTGCATCGGATGACAACCCAACAACAATTCATGTCTCTTCTTCTGGTAAAAAAGCAGAGCATATGGAGCAATATTTTGCCCAAATTTTAGATTTGTTGACTAATGGAGAAGAGCCTCATGTTGAACATAGTATGCCCCACAAAGTCGAGAATTATTTTAGCTTCACTAAGCAACATGATGACACTAAATGGTACGAATTTACTCAAAAATGTAGGGTTTTTAATATACCCACTGGCATTTACATATTATTAGAACGTATTTGTAGTATGTTTCGGCATCTTAAAGAGCGAGGTAGGATTAGAATTGGCCATAAATGGAGTCATGGCGGAATGGATACGCTTGCAGAACTTCTTGGCGTCACGATGGAAAATTGTGATAATCCTGAATGGGTTGAATCTGATGTTAAAAGCCTTGATCAAGGAGTCGTGGAACAGATTATCAATTTGTATTTTTCAACAATGCACATCCATCAAGTACCATCTGAAGATCGTAAGGTCTTTGAATACGTAACTAAGTTTTTATTAAAAGTTATGCTCAATCGATTGACTAGAGTCTTTGGTGATGTATGGGCTATTATTAAAGGAGGAGTACCATCAGGAGCATACAATACATCACACATAGATTCTTGGGTTATGTTATTTTATTTTTGCAATTTCTGTGTTTATACTATTGCTACTGAACCAGATTTAGAGTTACGCGAGAAATTGGAAATAGAATTCTTTACTATTATTCGTATTATAGTTTATGGCGATGACAATGTTTACCGTAAAGGTCTTGGCTTAGGAAAATATTATTTTAGTGGTCAAGCTTTTGCCAAGTTCCTTAGTAAGCATTTTAATGTCGATTTGCGTGACATTAAAGATGGTATTCCATTTGTATCAATTGCAGAAGATGGATTTATTATTCGTATGGGTACTACTTTCTTAAAATATCAGGCAGTTAAGAATGATTACCGTGATCAACCTGGTCAACCTAAATTTTTACCTTATAGAGAGTCTCGTGAAATACTCATAAGGACAGTTTGGGGACGTGAAACAAAGGTACGAGATGAAATAGATACTCTTATCTCTATAATCGGTCATGCGTATGGTACTTATGCCTCTAATCGGGATGCTTATGACCGTTTAAAACTTTTCTACGTCGAGCTGGCTAATCTTGTTGGTCTTGACAAATTAGATGATCGTATACGTGACAGATGCACAAGACTAGATTTAAAAAAGTTTCGACAAATGGGAATAACAGCTGAGGATATTATTCACGGGTTCCCCGACTGGGAGATATTGATTGGTAAGAACTCTTATGATGCCAATTATCAACGTATTAAAATGACAGGCTTGGATGATTATTATTATGATGACTATGAGTTAGATTTTAGTTATCTTTA